GTTAAAAAAGAACTGGCTTTCTGAGGCGTTTCAGAATGGAACGATTCCTAAATTACTTTGGTATTCACGGAGATGAAGCAGCGGATGTTTTGTTGTTTGGACAGATCTCGCCAGAGTGGACATGCTCTCATCACCGTAGGGATTGTTTGATGTGGGGAATATGCGCAAGACAGTTCTTTTCAACTTGTTGCGAGATGGCTGTTGATCATGCGGAATGGGGCATGGCTGATCAACTTGTAAAAATTGCTTCAACTGCGCTTCATGATAAAGATAGAGTATGGCTTAACCTGCTTAAATCGCTTGGCATATTGAGCAACCAATATAAAGATGAAGTTCAAATCAGAATAGATGATATTTATAGGAAATATGTAGAGGTAGGGGTAAGGGCTGATTTTCAAAGCTTCCGCAAAAAACGTAGGCCAATGCGTACATATACAGATGATAGCTTTTCATTAATGCATTGCTTTTATTTACCATATACTAAGGATGGAATTGTACCTGTCACAGGATTCACAAGATTCAAAAACATAGGTGTAGCTTTTTATGATGATCAGGTCCAGTTTCAGTTAGCTTCTTTTCGTGATCGTTCCCTCGAAATTAGAACGGATGTTATTAAAGATGAAATTGGTGAAGTAATTCCAAGATGTAAGTACACGGGTGTAAGGAATCCGATTCGACATTTAATGTTTATACCACAAAGATTGCAAAATTGTTTAGATGATATCCAGTTTGCCAAAAAGGTGTTTAGACATGCACAACATGATGCGAAACTCATCCAATCAATTGATACGAGATTGTTTTCGAGGTTGATGATGCAACGATTTGGTTTGAAGAATGCTACTGAAGATATACTTCATCAATTTGTTATTGGAAGGTTGGAATGGCAAGGTGAGGAAACATCAATTGGACGGAGCAGGATCTTATCAATGAAGGATTACGCTTGGGAGCAGTGGTGTATTCCGTTAACAATTTCAAAACTGATGCATGTAATGAGAGTTTCACTAAATATAATATTCGATTGGTTTGATAGTGGGGATGTGTGCCAAAACTGTTTTTTATTTCAAAAAGGATTTGAAACTGTTGTGATCATTGACACAAGATTGAGTGATCTATGTGGTTGCAATGAAGTTTTCCTGGCTCGCAATTATCGTCATGATGTGGAACAGATGCCAAGGATGCGTGATCTGCGACCTGATGAACTTTTCCGAAGGATGGGTTGTCACTGGGTGGCTCAGGAGGTTCCAAGTAGTTTGATGGCAACAATGATTGTGATGGAGGAAGTTCATAAAATGATTCGTGCAGATCAGCATTGGGAGACACCTGCGTTTCGTTCGACGATGTTGATGCTTGCAAGAGTTATGCTGTACTGGAAACATGGTTCTGCTGAACGCACTCAATTGTTTAGGCTTTTATGCTTTGCAATTTTTGGAACGCAGAGTGAAAGTGAGGGCAGATATATCGATTGGGATGATTTAGGTGAATTTCTTAATAGAATGCTTAAAGTTGAACCGTTTTCTATGTCTGAAGATACGGATTCATATGTGTCAGCATTTAAATTAATGCTGCTCTTCATGCAATCAAGCAATACAGTTGCTGTTCATGTTTTAGAGGAGGCATTTCAGACTTTACCGCTAATTAGTAGAGAACCAAAAACTTATGCTTATGCTATTTAATCATGTTTCTTTTAAATGTAAATAAATATTCAGTTTTTTGTAGTTTGTAGTTTAGGTTAGGATCGTTCGGTGACCAGTTCAACGAACTTAC